TTATTGCTGCTGTGTTTTCTCAGGCCAGTTGATATCAGGCGCGGTGTCGGTGTCTGTTGCCGTCACTGCGTCGATGTAATCCAGTGTGCTGTCCAGTCTGAGCTGTTCCGCATCTGTTAGCGCTCTTCCTGCCCGCAGTTTCAGGCTGATGACAGAAATAGACTGGAGCGCTTCATCAACTCTGTTCTGTTTTTCCTGCTCGGCAGCAGCGACGAATTGCTCATGCGTTGGAGCTGGCCTGTCCAGCAACACAGGATACCCAGTATCATCAGCCGCGATTATCTTCCCCGCTTCCTGGCCACTCATTAATTCACGCCATTTATTCTCTGTGATATCGACAGCATCAGCAGGAATGTCAGTGTGAAACCCAGTCAGATAAAACCCCGTCGTTTCAGCGCTAAATTTATACATGTCATTTACCTATAGCGAAATATGATGCGGTTGTTACACCAAGCAGATCCTTTCCCTTGTTCTGCACTATCAGAGTGGTTTTGTTGGTGAAATTGTCCCTGGTTGCATAGAGAGAGATCCCATCTACAGCGCCCGCCGTTTTGTCATTCAGACTCAATAAAACCTGAAAAACGCGTTCTTTGAATGCGATAGGATATCCAGCCCCCAGATTCCCCTGGTCTCCAGTTAACGTACCCCACTGCATGATCAGCCCTCCGGGCCAAATCAGATAACCCTCACGCTCGACGGATTGTCCAAAACCAAGGTTTGCGAGAGCCCCCGAAACTGCTGCTAATCCATCTGCTTTAATATCAGAAAATGGGTTACTACGGCTCAGATATTGTTTTCCAAAGCCATTGGTTAATTTCGTGACAAATCCGGATAAATCACCGTCATCAAGAACATCAACTCCAGTTTTATCTGACACAAACTGCGCCAGCGCCGCAGAAACAAATGTTGCCTGCCGCAATGCTTTATTGACCTGTGCGCTGGATGCTTTCCCTGACTGAAAACCAGTTATTAATGCTGCCAGCGCTTGATAATCAGCCTGACTCATCACATTTGCACCAGCACCAGTCGCAAATGGTTTAAAATCGTTAGTTGCCATTTATAGCTCCATTATGCCCAGACACGGGATGGTGAATTAGGTTCAACAATAAAACGGGTTAAATCAGGGATATTAACACTGGAATCGACAATACGAATATTCACATGCCATCCATCGTCGGCAATATATTCAGGATTTTCAGCATCACTATTAACCTGATGGTAAATAACACCGACGACATCAAGACAAACACCCGGGAAGAATAACTCACCCTCGCTTTCTTCAAATCCCGATTTAATTAATTGCTGCCGCATTTGTTCTTTATTACTGAACCTCAGATAAATATCTTTCATCGCAGCCCCTTAATTTGGATGTCAGATAACGCCCTGTGCCAGATACGCAAATTGCGTATATGACCGTTAAGCATGCGTGATCCAGAGGCCGTGGCCCCGGCTCCGCGACCGATATAAAAGAGCTGATTGACTGAGGAAGTTGTTCCTGGTGTTGGACGGGATACGGTTGTCGGGCTGGTCAGTTGCGTTCCATCCACACATGATTGATTTTGAACGGTGTCAGACCGAGAGCAGACTGTATGAACTTGTCCATCATCAATCCTGTTTCCTGAATAATTAAAATATTCGCTTCCGTACGCAAACGCATATTTGCCCAGCGTAGTTGTTGTGCTGTCCACCATCATAATGATGGATTCGTTGGTCGTTGGATACGCAGCAAGAATGCCCCGCCTGCTGGCCGTCGCCCCATCAGTTGCGGTCTGACCGTTACAGTGAACCTCAGCCGCAATAGTTACCGGACCAAAATAGTTGTCATTGCCAGAGCGTTGAGCGTAACAATCGTCGGATGCCCTCGTAACCGCCGACCCGGATGTGGGGATATACGATGTGAATGTTCCTGCCTCAAGTTGTGGCCCGTAAAGATACACTCCATTTCCGTCAGCCAGAGTTACTGCGGGCCGCCTCCTGTCTGATAGGGAGCTAATCAATTCCACACCCGGGTCGGCTGAAGATGCCCCGGTTAAATCCCCATCAATGGTGGTTACGGCGATAATTCTCCACCATCCATTATTCATAGGTATTGTTTTAGCGATAAACAGCGTGTTAGACCCTACCTCACCAGTGGACAAATCAACATTTAAATATCTACTGCTTACACCATCAGAACCGCCCAGCCACCTCAACTGAATGAGGTTGTGGCTATCGGCTTTTGCAAAAACTGAAAATGAGCAGTATCCCCCAACGGCAAGTCCGGCAGCAGGAACCGTTATTACTGCTCCGGTTTGCGTGTTGGAGCGTCCTGAGGACGCAAGTCGGGTAACGCCGTTTGTAGTGCCATCTGGCGAAACAATAGAGGCGGACACGGCAGTCGTATTAACGGTTCTCCATGTCGGGGATGCAGATGCGGAGTTAGGGACTAAATTAGTCGCCTGCCCTTCAATGAGCAACCCCTGCTTTTCAAACCGCGCCTCGTTAATCGCTGCTGTCTGCAACACACCTGATTTGTCGATGTACGTCGCGGTCGATGCGCGGGAGAATGAAATCAGCTTCGTGTTTACCGGATACCCTGCAATCATCTTCAGGTCATCACTTAGCGGAGCCCATACATCCGGGAAAGGCGGCGCGACATAACCCGTGGCAGCGGCGGAACTGGCGGCCTCTGCGGCGCTATGCGCTGCGGATGTTGCTGACTGTGAAGCCTGTTGCGCTGACTGGCTAGCGGACTGTCCGATCTGAGTTACCTGTGTTTGCAGACCGCTTAAAGTCGCTACTTTTTTACCTGTCCGGGTGGTAGCCTGGCTAACGCTTGAGTTAACCACTTCATCCAGCGTCTGCGTATTATCATAAAAGTCTCGCAGGTCACTTGAAGGGACCGGGTTATTTGTATTGTAAGGCATGAATATTCCTTGATCTGTTCACAGGAAATTAAAACGATGCTTCCCACGCCCCCTGGTCGAAACCGGAAACATATTCATCATCGATATCGAAACCAAAAAACTGATAACCGGCAGATGGTGTAATAATTTCGCGGATGCGAACCCCGCCAGGCTTAATAGTCAGGTAGCCATTTTTAATTACCCATACCATTTCATTGCTCAGGTCATTAACCGGGTTAGATAAATATTGCGATGGCGAATAATCAGCAGGCAAATTGATGAATGGTCCGCCATTTATCGCCGAGTCCACTATCATTCTGTCGGTTGGGTTAAGAATATAGTTAGGGTCAGCCATAACCCAGACGGACTCGGTCATGTCCAGGTTATCGATAATCGCCATCCTTATCCCGGAACCAGCCAGAGCTACATCAAGAATATCCGGGATGCTTTCATTACGACCGTCCCACTGATTGATGGCGGCCTTTGCCTTAAGAACGACGCGATATGTGTCGTCGCTTAATTGCATCAGACCTTCATCAGGGTCAAATGGCCCCTGCCAGTTACCCCGCTCCCATCCGAGATTAGTGTCATCCCAGGAAAAATAAACGCCTGTTATAGGCGTCGTCACCTTCCTGCTACGGCCTATCCACTCACCAAGGATATCCAGTTGCACGCCGACAGCGGTGTCCAGGTCAAACGCATCAACCAGATTACCAGTAGCGACGTAATTATCCGTTAGTGGTCGCGTGATGAGATCAATGTGTTGAGGGTAAAGCTCACGGGAAGCGTGATAGTTGGTGATCAGCTCTGTGTATTTGCTCATGAGGCCGCGACCTTGATGTTGGCTACATCACCACGCGCAGCCTCATTGAACAGAATTCCAATATTGGACGCCGCCGTTGTTGTTGCGCTTTTACCTATTTTAAGAGAGGTAATGTCGTAGAACCGGCTCTCCCCGCCGCTCATCACTCCAAGGTTTGCCGGGGAATAGACACGGCTCAGCAACACCGGATCGCCGATGCGGAGCGAGTTAATGTACTTCGCCACCTCTGCTTTAATTCTGTCTGCTGTGGAAGTGGTATAGCCGGGGTATGTGGTCAACTCAATGTCGACGAAGACGTCCACAACTGATGGTCGGGAAAACCGGATAGTTTTCGGTTCGCCATATCTGCCAACCATGCTTACGGTTGTCGTGCCGTATGTAGTCGTACCTACATCTTTTTTCCCGGCAATCACCCGGGCAATTTCAGTTGCATCACCGCCGTCAACAATACAACACATGGAGTGCGGCGGAAGGCCATTGCCATCAGTGGCTTCTGTATCATTCTCATAACTGCGCATGCGCGTTACGCCTGAAATATCCAGTAGCGCCCCGTCGATACCCTCCATTGTGGTCTGCGATGGCAATGCGGTGCTGCGGGTCTGACGCTGGCGCAACTGCGCGTCATTCTCACCGCTCTCCCCAGGCGTGGCAGCAGTTGGGTTGTTCACTGAGCGCCAGCCGCGAGTCGGCGTTGCGATACGGTTAATGGTCCCTGCCAGCGCCACTACCGGGCCGGGGATAGAGCAGATTGCCGTTACTGTGATTGATTGTGACTGGGGAATAATAACGCTTGCCGGCAGGTTCCAGATCACCCCGTTTGTATCGCGAACACTGCCGGATGTAATCTGCACGCCGACGTCACCCTCTATCACAACATCCGCTGTTGAATTCGTGGCGAGTTTTCGGGTAATACCGTTGATTTTAACGTTACTGGATAGTGCGCGGCCTATGCCTGAAGCCGGAGAAAACGAGTTATAGACGGCGATACTGGTGTTATTCGCGTCATGGATGCCAAGCGCGTAAATAGCCAGCATCTGTCCGTCCTTACTGTCCGGGTCGATATAGGCATCATTGCCGTAAATCTGCCGGAAGTATTCGGACAACTTATCGACGATTGTCTGATAATCAGGCGCGCTGATCCCCTGGGCTGTTACCGTTGCCGATAACCCCAGCGTGTCGAGGTTCAAAGCCATTTATGCCTCGCTGGTTACTGTGGTTTGTCCGTAGATGGTGTCGATGGGGGCAGTAAAGGTTACGCGCCGCGTTGTGCCGTCATTGATGGTGTTGAAAGAGATAATGGATAGGACGCCCGGTGTGGAGCTGATACGCTCGCGGATCGCCAGGTTATAAATGTCAGCACGCTGCTTACCGAGTACCGACTGCACATACGGCGTACCCTCTGTTAAGTCGAGAAACCACTGCCCTCGCCACAATTCGAAGCGCGTCTTTACGGCCTGGGCAACGCATTCCGGGCTGTTTACTAGGAAGGTGTCATCACCCTGCCCAAAGGTATAATCGCCATCTTTATCTTCACGCCGGTATCGCATTAGTTCACCTTGCCTGAGTTGCTACTACCAGATTGCACGCCGTTGTGGGTGTGCTGATCGCTGATATCCTTGCCGTTGGATTTGAGCGTGCCGAAGAACTCGATAGCGCCGGTAATCTTCGCCGCCGTGCCGCTGGTAATACTGCCTACCATGCCGCCAGCCCATGTTAACAGACCGGCAATGGTCACTTTCGCTGAGAAGTTAGATTCCGGGGCCACCACGTCGAAGCCGCCTGGCGCTACCAGTTTAATTTTTTTCGTGGTCGGGTTGATTTCAAAATAGGTGCTGCCGTCGTCGCTGCGGAACTGCGCCGCACTGGTACTGATGCCGCTGATTTTCTTCGCCTGAGACTGCGGGCCGATGATGGCGAATGCGTCACTGAGGTCATGCTGGCGCGGGTCAACCGGCTCCTGAACACCGCCGTTCTGCCACCAGAAATCGATGCAGCGATCGGAAAACACCAGAAGACACTCATCACCAGGCTTCACCGGGAAGGTCATTGTGCATCCACCGCCGCGCGGGAATATGACCGGAACATCTACCAGCATCGGCAGGTCTGACGGGTCGGTTCCGTCCTGCGTCGGGATAATCCCCATAATGGCAGGTAAGACGGTACAGGTTACTGCATTCGGATCGAATGACTGGATGATGCCTGGCATGGCAACGCGAAGCTGAGTTGAAAGATTTTCGGCGATAGCATGGGCGGTCTGCTGCTCCCCGCCGATTTGTGATTGCGTGGAAACTGGCATAAAACCCCCATAAAAAAACCCGCCGAAGCGGGTTTAGTGAATTTGATTTTTTTTATGACGCTTTCGCAGACTTCAACTCTTCCCATTTTTCAAAATAAAGTTCGGCCGCCGCTATTGCAACTTCACCCATCTCTTTAGAAACAGTAACGCCAGTTAGGTCATAGTCAGCCTCGTTTCTGGCATCACGCCACTGGCGAAGCACAAAAGCTAATGATTTTAGCTTTTGGGTAGGATATGGCTCTGATTTACATTCTGATGGCGATGACATATAACCCACCGTGTTCTTGTGATGTTCGTGGGTAAAGCTCGGCATACAGGTAAGTGATCCAATAGACTCATGCAGCATGCCATAATATGCCCTTGATATAGCGCTTCGAAATCCACTTTCGATATTTTCAGACAGACAGAGTCGAGCAGTATCAAGAATCTGATTGCTAGTTACCGGCATGATAGCTCACCCCCGTATGCAACTGGCGTGGAGATGTAAATCTCGCTAACAGTTTGCAATCATCCAACTTCGATTCTGCGCATACTCTATCCGCAAGTTCAAAGTTCATTTTTGCTATAGCCTTAGGCTCAAGGTTATGGATATCGACAATATAACAACCACTACCACTAAGTTGAACAAAGCCGGTGGCGGCTTTGTACTCGCTCAACAATGCCCAGATTATTGATGCCAGCATCTGAACCTGTTCTTTAGAGCATTGTGTAGCGCTATAGTAGTTATCAATTTCTGCAAGGAGCTCTTCTTTGTGCTTCATAGCATTACTCCTGCCTTCAGATTCGGAAAGAAGCTTAATATGCTCTTCCATAAAAAACTTTAACTGTTCTCGATCGCCGTAACGATAAGCCCAACTGTAAGCATTATGGCTAAAGCGCTTTGTGCGGTACTTCTTCGCCAGCACAACGCATATATCTCTGAGCTCATTATAGTTAAAGGTGTGCAGAAGGATGTTATGGTAGTGCATTGCCAGACCAACATCGTTTACTTCTAAGCTAACCCGGAGATAGCGTAGCGCGTCATCAGTCTTGCCGGTTATTGCATCCAGATATGATAGCGCGATGTTGGTAGCAGGAGTTGGATCAGCAGTAAGCTCTTCCCTAACTTTCCTTTCGGTAAAGGGGTCGATACCTTCCCTTGCCAGAAGAAGCGCGTTGAATTGTTCTATGTATTGCTGCGCTTTTTCTAATGGTATTCCTGCCGCCATTATGTATCTCTCTTGCAAAAAGGATCGTAATTGTGGTCTTTGTTGATTTTAACGTCAACTTGAAAAACACATCGGCAGATCTTCGTCACTCTTTAACTTTCACACAATCATAAGTCGCATACTGCCGCGGCGCGTTCATGCTGGCCTGCAACCACTGAGCGTTGAGAATGGCTTTTCCGTCGCGTTTGATGTACTCAAGACCTACCCAGCGGCCAGGCTGATCTGTTGCAACTGTCCATTCCATTTTAATGTTGTCCGGATCGCCTTTAGCATCACTAGCATTGCCTGTAGTTAAGCGCCTTATTTTTTGTGTTTCAGGTATTACGCCATTTATACGAGAAAGGCCATCAGAAGGTGAGAGATCTATGGTGTACGGTCCACAAACAGTTTTGTAATCGACACCTAGCTTTTCGCTTCCTCTGGTAGCGATGCTTTTTTCATAATCAGCTTTTGCTACCTCATTCATTTGAGCGTAAATATCATTTTTAAGTAATGAAAAATCTTTCAGTTTTTTAACGAAAGTAGCGCTAGGGACATCAGCAAGACCCATGCCTTTTCTATCAATGACATAATCATTATAGATGTCTGTAACAACTGCTGGAGATTCAAGTTTTTTCGCAAGCTCGTAAAGGTAATTTAGCTGTTTGAATTTTGTAAGATTTCTGACATCCGGCGAGTTAATGTCACGAGCTCCATACTCATGATAAGCAGCATAAAAAACAGGGATCATGTCTTGGTTTTTGTTTATTACCTTGATTAATCCATCAGGACCACAAGTCTCCCCAGCCCAATTAATAAGCGACTTGCCTTTAGCGTTCCAGGTTTTGCAGTCATCAAGCGCTAAAGTAATTAGAGGTGCCCAACCAGCCCGATTTTTGAAGGCAACATCCTTTTGATTATTAGCTCCAACATTCGCACATCCAGTTACCCCTATAATGGATATCGATGCCGCTATAAACCAATTACTTAGCTTGCTCTTTTTCACCTAGTTCCCTCCTGAGCGAGATATAGTTGCCTGGCTGATCAAATCACGCGCACCGCGCGCAAAACACATCAAATCCATGTACCACGCCTGACCTCTGGTGTCGCCAGTATAGTCGATGGCTTTGACGATATAAACGCCATCTGTCGCAATACTGGCCGGTTGCGAAGTGGTTCCGGTAACTATCCGGTTGCCGTTTTCGTCGGTTTCGGCGATACGCCCAGGAGACTGCGCGACTTCGCCGTTACCCAGTGCAGCCCGGTATACTGATGCCTGATCCAGTTGAATCAGGCCATTGATACGGATATTCGGATTAATCAGACAACGAACGTTCACGCCCGCTCCCATCGTCTGCTGTGGCATGCCAATCAGGCCGGTATCCGCACTCAGCACAATGGCCTCATGGATATATTTATCTTCCGGCACCATCTGAACCTGACCGTCTACCAGTTGCCACGTCGCGTTACACTGCTTAGCAATATTGTCCATCACGTCACGCGATGATTTGAATACCACGCGGCCACGCGGGAACACGGTATTTGGCATATCGCCGATGATGCCAGGGGTAACACCGAAGGCGTTAAAGCCCTGCATGTTAGCAGTGAGCAGATCGGCAACTGTATAACCCGCAGCAAGGGTGGTCACAGTGTTGGCGTACAAAAAAGATTCATGGTCGCTGATGGCCTGAATCAACACCCAGGAATCTGTCACGTTATCTTTACCGGTTATTGTGAACCGGATATCACCATCAAAGATAAGGCCATAATTCTGGCCACCAGTCTGCCCAGCTTTATCTGCGGGAACATCACGTACGATACCAACCTGACTGGCATCGACCTCCTGCGCCAGCCCGTCATAACCGGCAATGATGCGGATTTTAGAAAATTCCTGTCCCAGAATCTTGTTTGTCGTTTCGCGGCTCAGGTTATAGATTTTCACGTTAGCTACGCGCGGCCACCGCGTATCCGCCCACTCAATCTGAAAGGTAACCTTAAAGTCAGAGAGCATAACGCCCTGACCATTCTGGTCGAGTAGTTGCAACTCAAAGTGACGCATCCAGTTCTGTGACATGGCTATTCCTGAATAAAGACAAGGTGAGATGCTGTTCCGAGGTTGGTTTTAGTGGGATATTCAGGTGCGCCGTTGTCGCACACAACCGCCAGCACCCCATTTAAGCCCAGTTCCGGATATTGCTCCATAAGACTCACATCCGGCACAAGCGGGACGCCCATCAACAGAGGCTGCCCACCGCTGTCCATGACGTCCAGTATCCACCCGGCATCGTCGCGCCAGAGCGTTTTCAGCGTATAAGTGGTGGATCCAAGCAGTATCCGAAACTGCTGATTATCAGGGCTGAGAGGGACTTCAATGATATTCATTGGATACCTATCACATTACCCAGCGCCGTGCCTCTCAGAAGCTCTCCTGCGCCGGTTGAGGATAAAAGGGACTCATTTACCGTAACCGGCGACTTCGTGCCCGTGTCCTGCACCGCTGATGTGCTTACACCTTCTTTCATATCCTGTTTATCTGCGACAGTAATGCTTTTTGTCTCCGACAGGATCACTTCTCGCAGCGTCAGAACACACATCAAAACGTTCTCGCTGGTTTTATCTGTGGTGACCTCTATAGCCCGGATCAGCATGTTGTTATAAGTGCGCTTGCCTGTGATCACATCAAATGGCACCCGGTCTATCTGAAGTTTGAGTAATTCCTGATAAGTTTCGCGTGGGCTTTTCCCAAGCAAGCTGGTCCCGGTCAGGGTGCTGGCAAAGTCCAGCAGTGCGCCGCCACCAGCAAAGCCACATTCCATTATCACTTCGCTGGGGCGTTTATAGGCATGATCGGCAATAAAGCCAGATGCGGTGCCTGTTGTTGGCTTCTCAACCGGATGTTCGGTAATTTCCAGGGTGTCGGAATGCTTTTCCGATACCACGACAGACGGCAAAACAATACCGATTCGCCGCGACTGCTGGCGGAAGATTGCAGAAAGAATATCCATTACCCTGGCCCTGCCATCTGTTGAGTGAGGCGTGAGTTCACACCCATCTGACGATCAGCGACTTCCCGGCCTGTCGCCGATGGATCAGTCGCACCGTAAATGTTGATGTTTGTTTCCTGGCTAATCCGGGCACCACCACCTGGCATGTTGCTCATCACTTTCGGGATGTAATTGCGCGTTTCTTGCGGCATTAGGGCCATCCCGTAACGCTGGACATTACCGATACCCCAGTTATATGAAGCCAGCGCCTTACTCAGGTCACCACCGTTGGCCTGGAGAAGTTGAGCAAGGTATTTAGCAGCAGCCTGCGCCGCCTTTGCGGGGTCGAAAACATCGTTTCCGCGCAATCCCATATCCCGTGCGGTACCGTCCATAAACTGGAAAAGCCCCTTAGCTCCGGCGCCCGAAATAGCAAACTGGTTACCCCCGGATTCGGTGATTGCCACGCTTCGCAACAGACCTTCAGGAAGTCGGTAGAGTTGTTCCAGATTAGTGAGCATTGGCTGCATCCAGCTCAGAAGTTGGGCACCCGATTTAGAGGCTTGTGGTCGTTTCACAGACTGTTCAATCTGTTCAACTCCCCCAGACTCTCCGGTAACCCAACCCCTGAACTGATCCCACTTTTCCCCGACCCATGCGCGCGCATTCCGCGCACTTTGATTTACCGCAGGAATGGCTGAATCCTGACCTTCACCCTGATTCCAGAGTTGCTTGCCAATGGTGTAGGCCTGCTTCCAGTTACCGTCCTTGATGGCGTTAATCAGGTCGCCGATCATCGACATCATCTTCCCGAACTCACCAAATTGTTTAGTAAGGTTTTCGATGTCGCCTTTCAGCGTCCAGTTTTTGAGGTTGATATTAAGCAGCCTGGCAATTTCCACACCTATGGCCTTGATGGAGTCCCGCAAATCCGTCATCGCTTTTAACGCTGACTTTATCTCCGGCTCCCACTTGCCCCAGTCAATAAGAGACTTACCGCCTTCTTTCCATGTCTGGTAATCCTCAATCAGAGCCAGAATCGCGGCGCCAAGCGTAATAACCATCCCCACCGGAGAAGTAAGGAAAGTAGTATTAAGGAGCCGCCAGGCTACCAGTAACCCACCAAACAGCATAATGAGATGCTGGGTGACCGGGTCCAGCTTTTTGAACCAGTCGATCACAGAACTGATTGCCTGTCCTGTTCGCCAGAATACCCTTGCGACAACATCACCAGCCCAGAGAACGCCCCTGATAACCTTCATCAGAACGTTTTCAATTTTGGGCCAGTTATCGAGCAACAGTTTGCGCAGCTTATCGATGCTTCCGGCCAGACCACCGGCGAGGTTAGAACCAATCTTGTCCCGTGCCTGCCCCAGCGTCATGGACAGGTTACGCATCGACGTCATGAAGATATTGGACTGCTTTGCCGCGGCGTCAGCATTAAAACCAATTTTCTTTGCAGACAACGCAAACTCAGAACTGAACTGCGACAGACCACGCCGCATTGCCATCAGGGTATTTTCATCAATTCCCAGCATTTGCGCATACTGCCGTGCGCGGTAATACGGCATGTTGTTAAGCCGCTGCCCTACACCGGTGAAAATGGCTGCCGTATCACGCAATTTGCCGCTGGCGTCACGCGTCTGCACACCCAGGCGGTTAAGAAACCCCTCCGCCCCCGGGTTGTTTCGCATAAAAGCCGCAAGACTTTCCAGGGAATTTTGAGCCGCTTCTGCGCTTGCGCCTGTTTGTGAGGCGGCGTAGCCAAGGGCTTTAATTCCATTTACTGTCGCGCCTGTGCGCTGTGATGCCCAGTAGAGCTTGTCCAGTCCGTTTGCGATCTGGGTTGTGAACCCCACTACAGCAAGTGCCGCCCCCTCTACCGCCGCCCCCATCTTAATCACGCTGGCGGTGACGCCTTTAACCGTGGCTTCAAACCTGGCTTGCCCGGCTCCATCAACGTCAAAGCCCAGAGAAACGAGGAAGCTTTTGATCGTGTCCACGTTACCGCTCATTGCTTGCTCTCCATTTCTCCACGCGCGCGTCGTTGTCGTCACGCATATCAAGGTAATCATTCAGCAGGGCAATGCGGCACAGGTCCACCGCACCGCTGTCGAGGTCTTTCTGGTCAATGTTAAAGACGAGGGCCGGACGCAGGATGTAATCCTCACCGCCCGGCAGGGTGTTGAACGTTATGCTGCTGGAGGGGTGCTCGTCTCGCCGGTAGGGAGTTCTTGCAAAAAATTTCCCAGCGAATCAGCGACCACCCGCGCCACCAGCTGGAGCATCACGAACAGGTCAATGTCATCGAACGCCATATTCCCCTGCTGGCATACCGGCACCCAGCCTTTCATGTGATGGCGCGCCACTACCTGGAGGCAAGGAAACAGGATCGCATCCACATCGTCATCGCTGAGGCCTGAAACGGCATCGGCAATTTTAGGCAGGATGCTTTCCAGCGCGCCCTCAGTATCTTTTGCGGTTAATTTTGCCTGGACATTACGGAAGTCAGAGACCAGGCCCGCCAGCACCGGCAGGAGTTTGCGGGAGACCTTGAGTTGCTCAAACACGCTCAACTTGCCAATGCGGTATTGCTGGTCCTTAATAGTGATCTCCATTGATTAAAACTCCCCGAGTAACTGGTCGATTTTGCCCGCATCAAACACCCAGGATACCGTGCCGCCTTCTTTAGCATTGGCGTGATCGGGTTGTTTCTGGAATGCGCAGGAGCGTGCGGTGGTAATGTCGCCGGATGCGCTGTTTCGGATAACAAATACGTTATTACCCCACAGCGCAGAAGACTGACTCTGCGCGTTGTAAGCCAGAGACAGTTTTTTATTGGTTGGCGAGGTTTTCAGCAGCGTCACGGTAATTGTGCCAGCCTTACCCGCGTGCAGGCTGTGCATCACTTCGCCATCAGCACCGATAGTCATGGTGTTTTTGTTTTCGGCCATGGTGACCGTGATGCCCTCTTCCGAGTTGGCAGAGCCATAGCCGAGATCGATAATCCCGGTCGGCCCGGTCATGGACGCGGTGACATCAATAAAAGAATACGTGCTCATTCAGTTCCCCTTAGCGCACCACGTTAATCAATACGTCAGCGAAGTGGATAGCACCCGCCAGTTTCGTCGCCACCTGAATTACCGGCGCTTTACGCGCTTCGCGATCGGCCTGTGCCTGCGTACTCAGGGGATTGGCGTAAACGTAATAGCCCTTAGTAAGTGTGTCGCCCGCCGTCACCTGGCCGATGTCGCCACCATTCCAGATGCCAGGAGCAACCAGGCCATTGTTTACCGCCTGATCCATAGACTGCTCAACGTTGGTCACCAGGCGGGTAACGCCTGCTTCAGTCTGTGGAATTTTGGTGGTTGAGGTGTAAAGCAGATTCCAGAGGTTGTTCTGGACATAATTTTGCAGCCAGTCGAGTCCGTGGCGCTCATCGAAGAAGTCGCCATTGGACATCACGCCTTCCTGAATGATGGCGGTATCGTTGGCGTAGCGCACAAACACGTTACAGTTCTTGGCCTTCAGCGTGTCGGCCTGCTGCGCAGTGATCGTTTCGGCTGTAATACCCGGCTCCTGCTTAAACTTCAGCGTGATAGTGGTGTTATTCCCCAGGAAATTCACGGTGAACGCACGTCCGAACGCTGAAGCAGCTGCATAAGGAACCTGGCTGTACTGACAGAATGTACGTCCGTAACCCGCCGCTTTCAGCTTGTAGGCAATATCCGTGGTACTGGTTGCATCCAGAACCGCCGATGCGGAAGTGGTTACACCATACACGCGGGAGTCACTTGCAGAGCCAATCAGCGCGGAAACATCGATATGGTCCTGATCTGTCATCGCCGGGTCGGCAATTACCAGGCCATACCAGTCGGCGGAGTAGTTCAGGGCGGTAGTGACCGACGGGAGAACTGAAGAGGACGCCGCCTGGCCGTTTACCACCGTTGGGTTGTGTGCTGAATCAATGCCCAGTAGTGGAGCCAGGTCAGTACCCGTTCCGGCCGCCGTTGGAATACCGATCGCTGACGTTGCGCCGGTCGCACCAGACGTAATGACAAACTGGCTGGAGCCCGGCACCCAGGAGACCGTAGCGCCGGTCAGTTTGGCGGTGATGGCAGTTGCCACGCCAGCCAGGTTGGAAGCGGCAGACAGGTTAATGCCGGTGATCGTCGATACAGTGCCGTTGATTGATAGTTTCAGAGCGCCAGCTGTCACAGCGGTAAAGTTAGCCAGCGTCTGCTCTGAACTTGAAAGCACTGCCCCGGTAAGCTTGCCAGCGGTGGCAGGTGTCGAGGTGCGGGCCAGTTTGCCGATATACAGATCACGCGGCTGCGGCGATTGCTGGAAATACAGGTTTGCTGCTTTGTATTCTTCGGCACTGGTGCCAAAGTCGGTGGCGACGCTTTCAATGTCCTGATAAAGGCGCATGACTTCTGGTGCCGTAATGACGGTTGAGGTGCCAAGCACCAGCAGCGCGCCAAAATTACGCCCGAGCGCCGCGCGAACGGCGAGCGTGACCTGCACGTTTACGACGCGCTGAACAGATAAGCCGTTAGGCATGGTTTAATCTCCGAAAAATTGGACTGGAGTAGAGAGGATCGATTTGATGCCGTATTCGCGGATAACTTTGCGGCGCAGGCGAACTGTAATGTCGTAACGCCGCACCCACTGGTTATTGATAAGCTCAGGGAAAGCAATCAACTCACTGTAATCAGCAAGAGATAACCCGTTATCGTTCAGGGTGGCGTTGTTTTGTTCAACCGTGAGCCCGTCACGGAACAGAGTGGCTACTGACTGGCTCGCAGGACCGTAAAATGAGGCAAGCGTTTCGATCACCTCATGACGCCACATCTGGTTGCTGTCGTCCGTCTGCCGTACAAACGCCGGTGAGTCGTCTGCACTAATGCCGGTGATCCCGAATCCGCACCAGTTAACATCCGCAGCAGGAACAGCAGCCTGTGTTGGTGTCCAGCGAGGACGAACCATTCCAGCCGACAGGCCAGATAAAGCACGCACCCACTGACTAAGTTCACGCTCCAGCGCTTCGTCATAAGCCTGCGGCACGCTGACGGGCGTCAGGTAGCCGGGTGATGTGCTGCTGTTACTCACTCTGGCCCCCCGTCAAACGGTAAAAGTTCGCAGTGTGCCTGCACGAAACCAGCACCGTACGCTGTATACGGATCAACGAAGGTCACGCGGTAGTCGTGCCCCCGGTAAGCCACAATATCGGCATCAAGTCCGGTGTTTCCACTGGTAAGCCGGTAGGTTGTGACAATCAGAATTGCGCCGCTGATCACCTGTCCCGCCTGCATGCGGCGCGCTTCAAGCGAGCGATCGACCGTAACCACACCACCGAATGGCGTCTGCGTGACGACGTTAATGGCGAAGCCATCATCATCAACAGTCTGCTCATTGCGTTTAACGACGAGAGAAGTATCGAGAAATTCCGGCGACAGAAGCACGTCAGTTACATCAAGTGTCGGCATCTTTATCCCTCACAACGTGCGTAATTGAGCGGCGATACTCGCCTGTGTCGATTAGCGGTTTTGCATTGGCATTGTTCGGTGCGTATCCGGCAGCCCGGCTTGCCAGTTCTTTGGCTGCACCAGCGCGCCCGCGCCGTGCTCTATCCGCTAATGTAGATTCGGCGAGAGGAGTGAAGCCGCTGGCAGTAATGAATTTCTTCACCCCGTTAGCAGCAACAGTCCCGGCGCGATCGAGCGATGTCACCGCTCCTTCTGCATTGCCTTCCAGCGCCTTCTGAGCCGCGGCTTTCAGGTGAGGCATGAAATCCTGCTCAACCGACCGGACGCCGGGCTTCAGGTGCGGGCGTGGCGGGATGTTCTGCTCCGGAGAGCCGTTCTCATTGATATAGCCGATAGCCGCATTACTGAACTCACCATCCTCTCTGGCGCTTTTATCCTCCGGGATGCCCACCAGAACATCCTTGTTAGTGAGGGTATTAAGGGCATCCAGAATGCTTTGGACATTATCGGCACCTGTTCGCACGCCTGATCTCATAACTGAATGCCTCCATAACCGAAGAGCTGCAGAATCTGCCAGAACTCTGCTCCATATCGGGAAAAGTTCCAGAAACCAGCGTCAGCGTTGAGCGTTGAGCTGTTGTCGTAACTTACGCTGACTTTGTCGACCGACTTGGATGTGACCACGCCACTCGTCGAGCCTCCAGCGCCGCCCAGAGCACCCGCAGTCGTATCAGCCGCGTTCAGCACCATGTAATGCGCGACAAAAAGCTCAGCCAGATAAGGGAACATTTCCCCCATAGCGGAACCATCAATGAGCATGTCTGCGAGGTTGAGCCTGAACTGGATTACCGTGTTTGGGTATCTGGTTTCATCACTGAACTGGGGAAAGTCGCGGCGAAAATCATTTACTGTCGGCAGGTTTTTGTTTCTTGTCATTGGTGCCACCCTTCGCATCCTGTTCCGGTGCCTCGAAAGCGGCCAGTTGCGCGGTCAGGTCGGTAATGGTTTCAGTCTTTTCAGCCAGTAACGCCTGCAGCTCACCATTAGCTTTATCACGCTCTTCCAGTTGCGCGGTCAGGCTATCAATTTGGGCCTGAAACTCTTTTACGTCAGCGCTGGGTTTTGCTTTGCCAGTCACATCAGAGTGAGCAGCGACAAACCAGTGATCCGCGATTTTATCTTCAACGGTATGTTCACCAACTTCAAAGCGCTGGCTGGCACCGTCTTCAAAGCTGAATGTGAATGGGGTGTGCACCCGGATAGTTTTATTGGACATGTATCACTCCTGATGGCCCCTTTCGGGGCCGGGTTCGTCAGATGCCGTCAACGTATGCCATAGTTTCCGGGTACGGGGACTCAACGGCGCCCAGCTTGCCGTAGTAGGTGGTCAGCTGGTAAATGCCGCGATACTGGATCGGCACACTCAGCAGCGGCACCATCGGGAAGCGCACGTATTTCTTGTCGTTGGTGTATGCCACCATGCGATCCGTACCGCCGACACCTGCACCTTTCAGCCATTTCACCGCACGAATGTTCAGCGGCACGCCGTTCTGGTGGTAGGCAATGGTATTTTCACGCAGATAGCTCAGCAGAGACTGATTGCCCGCGCTCGATACGATGATGCTCGAAAGCAGTGCGAACTGCTCAGGAGGCAGCAGCAGATCGCGCGGTACCAGCGTATAGCCCGTCGCTGCCCATGCATCCGAAAGCACCTTGTTGATTGAGGCGCGGATTTCGTCAGGCGTCGATACTGCCCAGGCTTTCGCGGCGTTGGTCAGCGCTGCGCCGAGATAGTTGGTCAGGCCTCGAACGCCGAGCTGCGTATCGCCACGATAAACCTGCTCATCGGTGTCCATGTTCCACTTGAGCTGCATCGCGTCATATTTCTGAGTGTCGATCGGGCGGCCAACTTTAGCGGCGGAAGCCAGTTCAACAACAGTCCAGCCCAGCTCCATGCCCCACAGGGTCAGCGGGAAGCCGGTTTTTGCGATATCGACGTTCGGGCCAGCGATGGCGGTAGAGTCTTTGCCGATCCAGTTTTTACCGTTCGGATTAGGCGTACCTGCTGCCGCAAAGGTTGAGTTGGTGAAAGAGCTGATGTCATCGGCGATGGACACGTCTTCGCGCAACTGAATATCGCGCGACCACGTATATCCCACCAGTGGCATATTCAGTTCCTGGTCGAGGCGCTCAAGCTCGCCAACCAGGAAAGCGCCAGTACCGTCAACGGTGGCTTGGTCAAAAGTTAACATATGTAGCGATTCCCTTAGATGTTATATGCGATTTCAGCGTTGCCGTCGGCATCGCCTGCGCCAGTGAAAGTTGCGTTTGGCAGAACCACCGTTTCGCCCGTGATAGCAGCGCCCAGAATTGAGCCCAACGGGCTGGCATCAGTCGGGTTGGCATTACGCACGTAAACCGACGCGCCTTTAGCCAGATTCACCGCAGTGCTGCCGATGTTTACGGTCATATAACCGCGTTTCATAACATCGCCGGTGAAGTTTTTGCCGGTGCCGACCTGGCGAACCATGTCAGGGGTTGAAGTGGTTGGATACGGACGAACGTAAAGGCCGGTAATCACCGTTGCCGCATCTGATGCAGCCAGCGGAATAAACTTGCCATCGGCGCTGTCTTTTCCTGCCAGCCCGTAAGCACTGAAAGTGTTGGCTGAATTAAGGATCACCGGCTCGGTGGTCAAATCCTGCGGGCGTGAGATAGCCCCGGCGATGCCTACAGGCATCCGGTAGAGTAATGAAGGCATTGGTTATCCCTTATTTATTCCAGTGGGCGGCGTATGCCTTGTTCAGGGCTGCCGGAGAGTTTTTGTTAGAAGCGTCGTAGAAGGTAGAACGCCCGGTTGAGGCCGGAACGTTGTTGCGCGCTTTTGCGATTTCACTGGCCGACACAAATACCGCATCCAGTGTTGCCTTAGGCATTGCTGCAAAGTCCGGAGACGTGCCCACCAGCGGAGCAAGCAGCGCCTGACCTTCCGGCGTTTTGAATGCTGCGTCCATGGTGGCGCGCTTGAATGCCGCCAGCTTGCCACCTTCAGGCAGTTTCACACCCGGCAGGATGAGTTCAGCTCGCGCCACGACGCCCTGATGATAAGCGGCATCGGTGGTGGCGCGGGTTTTCTCTTCCTTCTCGTCAGGATCATCGCTGTCAGTGGTCGCCGTTGACGCCGGGTTGAGAAGCTGCTGAACCAGAACCGCCAGCGCATCGACTTTGGCTTCAAGCTCGCTGGTTGTCTGTGCGCCACCTTCGCTTTCATCGGTTGTCAGGCCGCCAAGTTCTTTATTCGGTGGAAGTGGCTGCGCCGGGTTGATCGTGATATTGAGCGCGCGTGGCAAGTCCAGTTCCGGCTCAATCAGTTCTGCGGGGGCATTCTCAACAAGGTCTTCCATAGTGGCGGAGTCCTTGGTTTTAATTGCCCGTTTCAGCTGGGTAAGCCAGCCCTGTTTTGTTTTTGCCATTGTATTGCTATCTCCAATTGAACAGCGAATTCCTGCGCGACCATTGGGGACGCCCGCACAGTGGTTACCGATAATTGAGTGCTGCCGCGCCTGACCCGGTCCCTGCTGTTCGTAGTCGGCATCGTAGCCCATTGATATCTGCTCAAGGCCGTCCATTACCTGCTGGATAGCCTCGGCAGTTTTGATGTGAATATCGCCCAGCATTAAGTCCGACTGGTCGCCGGTGCCGCGCCGGACGTTCTGGATATGCCCGTGTGCGTAGTCCTTCCAGTTTCCAGGATTGACCATGTCTTTCGGATGCCCAAGCGTAAAGGCCATGCCTTCGAAAGAAGCCAGCGTTTCAGGTCGAAAGACTTCGTCCGCATCGCGGGTGACGACAATCTCGCCATCCTCATCACCGATTAAGCCTTCCAGCTCGCTCTCGTCGTAAACCTGCGCGCCGGTACGTGCTATCGGGACGTCTTTGCACAGCAGCGAGCCATCAGCCATCTCAAAGCGAGTGTTGCCGAGGCGAGTGGTGAAAAAATATTGCATTGTTAATCCTCGGGTACGACTGGCTCGGGATAGCAGCGACAGTTGGGAAACTGGCCTGCATGTCCGGTCATTCCATCGAGCGTCGGTGGATTCGCCCAATCGATATACCGTCCATTCATTTGCGCATGAGAGTGGCGCACATCGCTATCCTCGGATGTGCGCCAGATGTAGCCGCGCGAGCCAATGGCAGTTGAGCGCGCCTGGGTGATTGCGGTAGATGCCCGGCCAACCTCTGTTCGGGCAATGGTGCGCGCCCGCGCTTCAGTCACCTCGCCAGTACGCATGATTTCGTCAGTCAGCGTGCTGGATCGCTTACCGAACACCACGGCCTCAATCGCCTGGTTGTGGATGTCGTAAACGCGATCGGCAGCCTGTAATGGCAGTGATTTGAACAGTTTCACCTGCTCATCGATGATGCTGCGGGTTACCTGTCCCTGACTGCCAGCCATCAGGTCACGCAGACCAGCAGAGATTTGCCAGGAGCGCTCGCGCCACATAGCATCGTCGGCAATCTCCAGCGTGCTGATGAGTCGCTTCGATACTGCTTCAGACCATGGTTCTATCAGGTCGGCGTAGCGTTCCAGCCGGTCTATGATGTCGGTAACGCTATCGTTTGAACCATCGTACGAACCCTCGACGATTGCTCCCACCGTACGCGCTATCTGTCGTAGCTGTGTTCCCAGCTGCCTCTCGGCGCGCCGCAGGTTCGGTGGTTTCGACGTTATCGAGGTCGGCTTCCGTCGGCGCCGGGATGTCACTGGCATTATCAATATCCTCGTCGCTGATGGTTGAACCGATGCCGGTTACCCTGGCGGTTTCCTGAAGATGCATCGCACCGGCTTTTTCTGTCATAAGCCCCGACTCAACAGCCTTGACCGTGGCATCAACAACTTTCACGGCAGTATCTGCACGTTCGCTGTCTGGCGTCTGCCAAAGCTCGTTGAACTCAAAAGAAAAGTCATCCGGTAACGGCTGAGCAAACAAGCTCATGTGCAGCACTTCGAACAACTTGCGGATCGGACGGCGTAGTTTTCGCTCCTGCTGGGTCGACACGTTGTCGTAGTAATTAGCCAGGTCAGTGTCACCGGTTGAGAACCCGGCAGGAGACTGACCAAACAGTCGAACCAGAGGGATACCGAATGCGCCGGAAACCTGCTGGCCGAACTGTGCCAGTACATCGCTAAGCCCAGCATACGAATAGGTGTGCGCCTCAAACTTATCTTTGGCGTCCATGATCGTCATGCCTTCGTTGCTCTGGTACTGGCGGATCATATCCATGTGGGACATCAGTGCTTTGAACGCCGGGTTATCCTTTCCCATCGCCAGAAGCTGTCGAAGCCCTTCGATGCTGTAGGTACGCAAGTGCGCTTTATAGATAAGCTGGGCTACGCCCTGCGTTGTGCTGTCGAATGCCAGCAGGCGATCAAAGCAACGTTCAATCACCGACATGCCCCAGTCGTTTTCAGTCAGGCGTTGCTGATAAGGCAAAGGAATGCCGTCGAAGCGGATCAACCTGGAATGGTGGATACGCCACGGCGGGATGCCAGTAGCGGAGGTCACAACGCGGTAAAACTCAGGCATGCCAAAGTCTGGCCCCAACTCGGTCACGCGCCGTTCCGTGGTTGCATTCAGCATCCAGCGATCCATCACCATGACACCTTTGAAAGCGCCTGGCGCGATGGTGTCGATGCGCAATGGTGTTGAGTAGTTCTGGCCCTCAATCAGGATGACGCCCACAGCGCCGCCATAAAGCCGCGCCCACTTCAGCGTATCGTTGATAGATTCCCATAACGCCATCTCATCCCAGGCGTTATCGAGCTGCTTCTTGCGCCCATCTTCCAGTTTGGAAGTGATGGTTACGCCCTTGCGGGTCATATCATCAGGAATGGCATCAACACCTGCGCCCACCAGCCAGGAAGACCGGTAAGCCTGTTCAATCAGCAGGCGGTTGCGTGACGTCCAGTTATTTTTGTACGTCCCTGCGCCTGACTGGTTTAATTCGTTAAGCCCTAAGCGGGCAATGAAGTTTTCATAGCTGTCACGCGTCGGTACAGGCTGCGACACGCTTTGTGTTTCGGACATGTTCAGCCTCTGCCAAGTTGCGCCCATGTGCCAAGGCTGTCCGAGCTGGTTATGTACCCATCCAGCCCGTAGCGTATGGCGTCTATGCAGTGGTTATGTGCGTCCACAATGACCGGGAGTATTTCATTGGTCTTTTTGTCGACTTTGTAGGAGTAGAGCCGGAATTCATCGGCGGTGTGCTTGCAGCGCTCATGGATGATGATCTCTTCAAACCCTTTCAGGTAGGTGATCCCGTCCTCCACGCTGCCTTTCCACTTTGCGGCCGCTTCGATGCTGAAGCCCTGTCTGCCAATATGGCTGATTGTCTCAGGACGGGCGTTATCGGCTTTGATAGGCCAGCGCCGTGACTCCGGTACTGAGTCGTAAAACTGCGCCATCTCATCCAGTTCCACACCGACACCGTATGCCTCATATTCGATATAAAGCCGGGTGCCCAGCATGAACATGCGGATCAGCGTGCTCGGGTCATTGGCGAAACCGAAGTCAGCACCAAAGAAAAGGCGATCAGCCTGCTGCCACAGGTCATCTGGAAACGCTTCAACTTTATAGCGCCGCTTAAATATGACCGCTTCGGAGATGGATTTAGGCTTGCCAAGCCAGATATGTTCGTACGCCTCGTAATCAACCCGTTTGCAGTACTCCATTTCTTTGCGGAGCGTTTCCGGCAAATATGGGTTGTCGTAGTAGTTCACTTCAACCGTGATGCAGTCATCAGGCGGGTTAACCACGAAGCGCTGATAGGTTGGGTCTTTCTCTTCGCCGGGGTTGAATGAAACCCATATCTCCGAGCCTTCTTTACGGATGGTGGGGATCAGTATGTCCCACGAATCAGTAGACACAGACTGTGCCTCTTCCACCCAGCAAATATCCACGCCCTCGGTCGACTTGATTCCCAGCGGATCGAAGCGCAGCCCCTTAAAAAGAAACTCACTGCCAGAAGCGCTGGTAATCGTCTCGTTAGTGATGCGGAACCACGGGTTAAGCCCGAGCATTTCAATCTGGTCTTTCAGTAGCTTATGCACTGAATCCTTAATCGAATTTTGCACCTCACGGGTACAGAGAACGCGGAGCTTTTTGGATGCGGCCATGATGACCAGTGCGCGGGCGATGCCCCATGACTTAGCGCCGCCACGACCGCCGTGAAATACCTTGTAGCGAATAGCTTTGAATAGCGGCTTGAATTTTGGGGCGAAGTTAAGTTTCTTCTCCGCTGTCTTCATCATCCGCTCCGAAGCTAACAACGAACGTAGGCGCTGCCAGCGGCAATCCGTTGGGGCCGACAAGTTCGTTTTTAACGTTGTCTTTGAATGCCTGGACAGTGACGTGCTTGCCAAGCAGTTCGAGATTCTTGACCTTGTCCGGCCACTTTATCTTTTTCAGGATTCCGACCATTTCACGGTCTTCGCCGCGGCCTTCGAACATATCAGCCAGGTCGAATCCGCTCAGATATCGACGCCATGAAGCAGGCCATTCAGAAACTGGCTTTATGCTCATGTCATCGGTCATGATGTCGAGCACATCCATTTGATCTATCTCAACCAAGCGTCGGAGCACATAATCAGCATCAATACCCACATCCTCGTTGCGCTTACTTTTGAGTTCGGCGATCCTGTTTTGGATGTCAGGTTTCGTTAGGTTCTCACAACCTGATGCGCGGGCGGTCTTTTCGCTGTACCCCGCCCGAATGGCCGCTTGCGTGGCGTTCAAATCGATGAGGTACTCGCGACAGAACATTTCTTGTTTGTCGGTGAGTGCCATGTAAATCCCTTGGAGTGATCATGGAAAAACTAAAGTTTGCAGCTTTGTCACGTATGCTTGGCAATGAAGGTGAAGACCTTCTTTTCAAGAAGAAGTGTTTATTTGAACGTGTCTTTAATTATTGGTCTAAATCGAGGGCACTGAACAGCCAAATCACCTTTGAGTTCACAAACAACGAACTTGAGATCGTGATTCCGCAGTGCGCGTTCCGCTGCTTTAGTGAGTCAAAGATAAAATTCATCAACAACAAACCGATTTGCGAAATTACATTTTATGCGAATAAGAATGAGCAAAACACAGTATTCGTTGTATTCCAAATTGATAAAGATAACGTTCTAACTGTCCCTGACCTTAAAGACGGTCCAAAGATTGACCTTGATTATGCTCAGAACACTGAAAACTACTTTATGGATGAATTAATCCAGGCAGCATCCAGGGCTAATCTTTTATAAATACGAGCATTTGCATCTGCCATTATGATTGGTTTGCTCATGGTGATGGCAATAAAAAACCGCCCGGAGGCGGTTACAGTGTTTTGTATGGTTTCGGCTTGGGGTCGCCATGCTTGATGTGAGACTTAATTACATCGTCGCTTGGCCTGCCCCCATTTACTCCAATCAGATAAATCTCGTCATCCATCTGGAACTCATAGACCTGATACTCCACATCAGGCATGACCGCCACACCACCGAGCATTTTTCGAGCCTTAAACTGGTAGTCAGGGACTTTTACCACTTTGCCAATTTCTTCGGTAGGCCAAATCAAGCCAGGCTTACCATCGTCAAACAGAATTATTGTCAGCATATTAACCCCCTATCTGTGGAACGAGTTAATTATACCAACTACAAAATAACCATTGCAAAACAATGGATTATGTCAACCACAATATAAGCTTTAATTTTTTCCATTATCAAGCCCATCCGGCGATGAGCTTTGTAATGGCTACAGCGCACTACTCAATAAATCTGGCTGCGTAACTTGCATGATGTGTTCGTGCTCAATAGCCAGGACGTGCTTCTCTTTCTTTCGCTCGTTCATCAAGCGACTGCCGATCGTCCCTTTAAGCTTTGACCGGGTTTCTTTAATGGCGTAGCGGTGCTGCATTTCTTCACCCATTGCCATGCGCTGGCTTAGTTGCTCGGCCATCCAGTTGAATGCGTTGATGTAGCATTCTTTAACAGCGACTGCGGCTTTGCCCGTAAACCCCATGACCAGCATCATGCAACCATCCCGGGTGATGTTGTACATTGGCTGGATATCGCCATTTTTATCAATGAAATCAATGGGCGCAAAATTGCGCCGGGTGAAATTATCTGAGCATTTCAAGTTTCGAATTGCTCGCAATACGTCCTTATGTCGTTTGCCAAAATAGTCGGCCACCTTCAGGGATGTAGTGATCACTTTGTTATCTACAGCGAGTACCATTTCTCGGAAGTCGAAGGCCGGAATAACTGACTGATTTTTCATGGCGTCTTTACCTTTTAGAAAGATGAGCCTGTTCGCACAGAAAAGCCGCCCCGAGATGGTCGCCACCATATACGGCAGTTCTCAGGCTCAGCTTTCTGAAAGACTCGGGTTGTCTATGCGCTGCGACGCGCAGTTTTGATAAATTGCCGTTCCGATGACAGAAAATTCGCCAGCGGTAACAGGCATAAAAAAAGCCCCGCATTTCAGCGAGGCTCATTTAATGGGCTTTGTACTTTGCAAAGTGCGGTCAGGATTTTTTTACTGCTACATTGCCGTTCGGCTGCGGTCTACCCGTTTTATTTCACATAGCCATTTCCTCAGAAATTCGCCTGTTAACGCAATGGACAGGCTCCAGCCATTTAAACAAGAATTATCGAAGCCCGACGTTAACGGGCCTCTGTAATTCCCGCTTTACTTCAGGCACTGCGTGTTGATGTAGTCCTGCAAATACTTCAGGGCTTTCTGGTCGCGGATGATTCCGGCGCGGATACTGAGAACGTTTCGTCCAGCAACATCAGCGAGTTCGACGGTTCCTGCATCGCCCACGCTGCCGGTGGAGGTGGTGTAGTCCTGAGCGGGACATTTGCCTTTAACGCGCACCCTGCCACCATTATCGAGACGCTTACGCAGAGCATCATTTTCAGCATTCGCATCGGCAAGCTCCTTTGTGTATTTCGCGTCGAGTGCCGCGTTGTCTCTCTGGCGCACTGTCATGTCGGCTATGGTGGCGTTCGCGATATTCAACCTTTCAGTGACTTTATCGCGCTGCTCTTTGTAGGTGGCGGCATTATCACGATAGTGATTAACCGCCCAGCCAAGCCCGATAATCAGGCAGACGATGACAGCGCCAAAAATTGCGATTACACGGCTCATCAAAACACCCCCGGCGCAGATGGTGGCGTTCCGGGATTCAGTGGGCCAAAACCACTGTCAGATTTCTGAGGCTTCTCGCCCCACAGGCAGACTTCGCGCTCAATCTCCCGGCGGTTCATCAGGCCTTTCCACTTCTTACCGCCAGCGTAAACCCAGCGGCGTAACTCATCACATGCGCCGGTGTAGTCACGGGCATTAAGCTTTTTCAGCAGGGTTGAGTTGATGGCGGCGCTGGCACCAACGTTGTAAGCGAAAGAGTAGATAGCGGCGCGCTGGGTTTCAGTGACTGGCACTTTGATATGCGGGTCAACCTGCCGGGCGATGCGGGCCATGTCGGAACGGGTTAGTGCGTCACACTCCCGGTCGCTGTAGCGCTTGCCGGGAATAATGCCTTTCCCTGTATGCCCGTCGCAGACGGTGAGAACGCCAACCACATCGTAGTATGGAACATGCTCGCGCCCTTCCAGCCCGTCTTTCCCGGACACCATAGCTGTCGCAATAACAATTGCCCCGCCACCTCCGGCGATAGCTCCAATGATCCGGTTTCGGAGTGTGGTAGACATGGTCATGTTATTTATCCTGCGGCTGCATTACCGCGTCGATGTCCTGAACTATTTTTGCCGCTTCCGGGATACTGTTAACGTCCCCACGGGCATATGCGGTTTTGAGGATGTCGGTACGCTTGCGCTCTTCCTCAATCACTGCAAGGTTTCGCCTGTTATTGGATCGATATGTCAACCACGTAAAAAGCGCGGTCACCACCGCACCCAGGGCGAACAGCACATCCTGTAATGTCAGCATGGTCAGAAACCCTGTTATGGCGCTCCAGAAATACGACCAAAAGCCGTTGCTTGTATTCATACGGTACATGCTCTCACCTCGCTGTTAATGCGGGTGCTGTGAGTAGTCGAAGGGTCAGGCCACGGACACTTGGTTAAGCAATCGATGGGGGTTGATTGTCCGGGCCTGAAAATAAAAAACCCCGGCATCAGCCAGGGTAATTCGTGCTCTGTTTCGAGTTGATTTGACGAGCCGAATGTAGGAGTTATTCGGCTCATGTTTTGATGAGAATGTGTGGTGGCCGGCACTGAACTCCGGCATGACGGGATTAACAGTTCAAGGCTTGCAGCAACCGCCTTATACACTACCTCGCCATCGGTCGCTTACTTGCGCATCAGCCTGCGCATTCACCACAACGCAAAGAGCACTGCTGTCTGCCGGGTCTCTGAATAATCTTTCAATTCAGCCCCGCAAGTGCGTCGCAATGCTCTTACCTGTTGTGCAAATAAAAAGCCCAAGGCGTTACCCTCGGGCTTTGCATTCCTCGTCTCACTTGCTCTGAAGTGAGTTAATCTCTGATTCTGATGTTTTTATGTCTTTGCAATCACTTTCTTTTGTGTGGCCTATATCACATGCTGCTGAAGCATATCCAACCTGATGTGAAAATGTAATCATCATTTTCAGGTAGGATTTACAAATATCTAGACTCTCAGGTTTTGCGTTATAGGAGCAAAACGACTCAATACTTTGTTCAACATTATTCTGCTTTTCACCCATTGAAGAGATAGGCATTAAGAAAAGAAGAAAGGGTAAAAGTTTTTGCATTTACGCAAATATCGCAAAATATCAGATTTACACGAAATATAGCGCTTTCAGTTCGGTTTTGCAAGACTTGCATCTAAACTTGCTGCCTTTTGTTGTGAACGTGATCGCGATGCCTGCAATAAAGCATGGTTATCCATGCGTTTCATAGTCTGTAGCATTGCCTGCCAGTGTGGGGCATAAGTTTCCGTCCAGGTAGACTTGCTTACGCCTACAAGTTGCGCCAGCTTCTGGTATTCGTAAGTTTCACGCCCTGCCAGTTCTGCTTTCACGTTCTGCGCCGCCAGCCAGATAAGCGCTTTCAGTCGGTCCAGAGTTTTCCCGGCCACCTTGCGACCGCATAGTTGTTCTTTAAATTCAGCCCACGCCCATTGGGTAATCGCCACCTGATGCTCAAAGTGGGTGTTTTCGCTGTAGTTCCAGAGCAGCCATGCCTTCTGATGCTCCTCGAGAGAAAGCACCGCGCGACGCCATGAGGCGGTGCAGAACTCTACGTGATTCACCAGGGGAATGTGTGAGCCTTTAGCGCGTGACTGCTGACCGGGGATCGGAGGATTGGACGGATTAATCATGCGACCGGTAACCGGGTCTTTAATCTTCTTTCGGCCAGCGCTGCGTGGTGTCGCCTGAAACATCGCATTCTCAGCAAAGGCTACCAGCTGTCCTTTAGTCGCCCCGCTCAGGTCGGCGGTTGCCACAATCAGCTGCTGTCGAACGAATTCGAGATATTGAACATTCATGCTGGCATCTCCTGCTTCTGTTTCGTCTTTGCCCTGCGGCGCTCACTGTTGCTGATGATCTGCTGTGCTGTGTCGTCTCCACCACGGCGCGGGAATATGAACCCGGCGCGGAGTAGAGATTCACGCTGGTAGCGCTCATACTCACTTCTGGTCATGGTTCCCCCAGTCACGCGTTGACTTCCTGTACTCTGTGTCACCCGTCTGAACGATAACTTCTGCCCGATCCCCGCTTACCAGCTCATGAGCTTTTGCGAGAAGTCTTTCTCTCTTTGGGAGATTCCTGATTTCGTACCAGGTGCTTGCTACAAATCTTCTCGCCTCAACGGGAGTGAATGCGCTCATTTCGCTACCCTCAGGCTATACAGGAAGTCGCCAATAGCCAGCGCGGAGATGAGAGCCACGTAGCCGATGCAGTAGATGGTTTCGATGCTCATGCGGACTCCGCCATTAGTTGATCAAACGTCAGGTACAGCCCCCAACAACTGAAAAGGACATGCGCTTTTACTACGGCCTTTTCCTCATTGTTCCAGCGACAAAACCAGTTGATTGCACCAGATACTTCTCGCTCTATCTGGTGAGCACCATCAAAATGGATCGGATACACCACGTCATCAAAAACAGCTGCGGTAGTCATTGGGTATTGAATTTTGCTCATGCTGCGTGCTCCTGTTGACGGGCGCGGCGCTTCTCAAGCTGCCGGGCTTTGCGGGTGAAGATGGATTTGATGCGTTGCAGATAGGGAATGTCGAAACGGCGCGACGTGTTTTCACTTTCCAGTCTCTCAACCAGCGCCGGGCCGATACGCTCAATCAGGCGAATGCGATACTCGACCGCGTTGCCGCTCAACTGGCGATTACAACGGGTGCAGGATGCGTGAACGTTGAATAAGTTGAACTTCAGATGCGACGCAGCGCCACGCGAACGGTAATGACTGGCGTCGATCGCGCTGCCGGTGATGTAATTGTCGGAGCCGGATAACGGAGCGCCGCAACTGATACACGGGCGACCCTCATCACGGATGCGGATATAGCGATTGAAAGCGGCCTGAGCTTCCTTATCCCACTGGGACTTAGTCTTTAGCGCGATACGGCGTTCCTGCCGATGCTTACGCCCTTCTTTCTCCGCTTCCTTCTGAGCTTTGATGCGCTTCGCCGCCTCCTTTGCCTTGTCTTTGGCGCGCTGCTCCATAGCCAGGATGGCGCCATGTTCGGGACAGCACCAGCGGATACGAATATCGTTATATTGAGGAACAAACCATTCATTACACACTTTGCACTTACGGCGGGCGGGCTTACGCATGGTTCCTCCTCGCGGCAAGGCGAAGCCATTTCTGGTCAACCAGGCGGGCCGTGTAGTCTTTGAGTGTGGGTATATCGGACGGCTTAATTTCCACCTTGCGCTGACGGCGCGAGGGGATGCGGAAGATCGACCGCTCCATCACTTTTGCGAGTGGGCTATGCATCAGTTCACCCCGCGAAGTTCATAAGCTGAGCGGCGGCACTTTCTGCCTCCGCCTGATCGCGAAATGCGCGTGACAATATCCAGCGCCACAGAACATCCAGAGCGGCCCGGTACAACTGCTGGAACTCGGTCTCGTCCATGTTGGCAAAAGAAATGCTTCGGGGGTGTTTACGCAGAGTGCCGTCAGGCAACTGGATAGCGTCGTAGTGGCCCGCTTCGACAATCACCCATGCACGATAGGCATCGAATGATTTGCAGATGCTGATGCTGCCAGAGCGCTTGTCAGCGATGCGATCGAGATACTGTTCAGCCGCATCCATCAACGCGGCCTCGCTACCGCCAAACGATGAGAGATAACGGGCGTAACCAGTCACCAGCTTGCGTTCGTTTGATGAAATAGCGCCGCCGGTAGGTTCCCAGTAATCGAAGCCCAGATTGAGTAGTGCGAAGAATCGGCGGTGAAATGCCGGGTTGCGCACTTTTTTGAAATCGGCAACCAGCACGGTTCCGAGCTTGCATTTCGAATGCAAAAAGTCGCTGGTCTCCACAGATGCGGGGATCAGGACGCCAGAGGATTGCTTGATAAGGTGTAGCTGCGCCATGGTGCTCTCCATAGCGCGGGTAATCAGCGTCAGTTGTTCAGGCTGACACTGTTATTATGCACAGGGTTTTGGTGGTTTCAAACCTAAAGAATAAAAAAAGCCCCGCTAATGCGAGGCTGTATTCGTTGCTGATTCAGACATCACTCACCGCCACTTTGATTGCGAAAACCTTTACCGGGTTAGGGCCGAAATGTGGGTGCGTAATAACCTTAATCTCGTAACCGTCATAGGGGATATCGATGCGCTTGTTTACGTCATCGCGCTTCGGATAACCTCTGGTGATAATCAGACGGTCATATTTGCGCCCAAAGATGCGACGCCCCCAGTACGGATTCACCAGGCGATATTCTTCTGTTTTCTCGCCGCGTTTCATCTGGTCAAAATACAGCCCATTCACAGCCAATTGCAGGTTAGCCATCATTCAGCCTCCTGCTTCGGTGCGGCTGCCAGCTCACGAATAATTCGCTTAATTCCTTCAATCCGGTCATCGTCAACAGGGTCTACCGTGTCGATGCGGTCAAGCATTACCAGTGCTGCATTGACCTTGTCGCTACCGGTCCAACCATCCGGGATTGCCGGAGAGTTGCCAGCCTCGTAAGCCACCCTTAGCCAATGAAAAAACGCCTCGGTAGTAACGCAGCCGCAGTCAACGTCAATTCCCCCCTTTTGCCGTGAAAGCCACTGGTCAAAAGTCAACGTGTAAGGATGGCTTACCTGTTCGGTATTGCCGGACAACTGCTCTGCCTGTACTGCTGGCGCTGCGGTGGTACCGTCACCAAGTTTGGCGGCTCTCCAGCCCTCCCATTTATGAATAAATTCATAGGCACCCCATGCATTGTATTCAGTGCAGGCATAGCCGTTACCACATCTGATGACATGCTTTGGAAGCGGGAAAACCTTTTCGAAATCGTCTCTAGGGTCAGTGGCGATAATGTTCATGATTTACCCCCATTGAGCATTGCAGCGCGGCAGGCGTTCCAGCCGACTGCTTTTCCATGCTCAAACGCGCTGTCAAAGTCATCATCAATTTCTATCGCATCAGGAACCACCGCTGGCTGCGGTAACTGTGGTGCTGCGTGACAGTCGCATTCAATAAAAATTGGCTCTCCCCACGGATAAAAGCCACCGCTATCTGCCATGCCTGTTCCGCCGCATTTCGGACAAACAGGCTCAGCGGCGGCGCGGTACTGCTGTAGCTCGCGGGCCATCATGGCAACTTCATTGTGACCCGCTGGCAGTGCCATGCATTCATGGCTTTGCAGATTTGCTAACGTACTTAGGCGCTCATCTGATACGCGTTCGTTGATTGTCATGGCTTAATTACCTCACCTTTGCCGCCGCAGTGGTCGCATGGTTTGTACGTGCAAGCGGTTCCGCCGCTATACAGATTGTAATTTGGTACTTTGCCGTGTCCGTTGCACCACAAACATTTTTGTTTCAGAGAAAATCTTTCTCTGGCGATAGTTTTGTAAGCGGAGTCGATTACTTCCTGAAGTGTTGTCATACCCCTCACACCTCCACCGTTAAATTGATGCCAGCTTTAGTCAGCGCCGTTTTCCATTGCTCGTCACGATATGCCGCCGACGCATTCCATCCGTAATCAAACTCAGATGTTGAGCTACCATCAGAGTCGCCTTTCCTCTCAGGCAGCCTCACAGTGACCGTCCGCGCTTCCAGTTCGGCTATGCGCTTATTCGCTGCCGTTAATTCGGACATGTGCTCCCGCAGACTATCTGTGGCAGCTTCCAGCATGTCCCAGCCGGGATTGAAGTTTGCCAGTTGAGCCAATCGCTCTTTCAGGAAAGCCGTTTTCTTCTCCAGTGCAGCTACCCGGCCGACGCTCTTTGTTGCGATGGCAGCGTAATCAACCAGGCGTTTATCTTGCTCAGCAATCAACGCATCTTTCCGCTCCAGTTCATCAAGCAGCGTAAGTACAGTGGCGGGCGTTACCATGTCTGTAAATGCGTCCACTAAGTAATACCCATACTGTTCTGGGTTAGCCCGTTCCGCCACTTTGCGCAGTTGCGCCAGTTGTTCTGCTGTCATGGTCATGATGTGTGCTCCTGTTTCACAAATGCCAGTCCGTCTTTCATGAATGCGTGATACATCTGCCCGGTGAGCGCAGACTGAACCACTGGTGTCAGCGGAAGAAGCGCGGCAACAACCCCCATGAACTCCTCAAAGCCAATGTCAAATTCCTTGTAGCAAAGCTCATCGAAATCAAAATGCTCGTTTCTCATCTCGTCAGTGATGCCGTACATGGCGCTTAATAACTCTTCAACGTCAAAATAATCGATGCTCATACCTGGCTCCCGCGAAGCTGTGCTGCGTACAATTCAACCCACTCGGCCATTTCCACTGCGCCCTTCATCTGAGTATCGCTATTGCGTCTGGCGAGCCATGCGCAATCCTGGAATGTTCTGCCGAAACGACGCTCGACTTCCTGTTTTGCTGCCTCGAAAGTCGCGTCAAGAATTGCGTCACGCTGTTCGTTCACCCATGCGTCCGTAGTCGGGGTTTCTGGTCGCTTGCAGCAAAGTATTTCAAAGGCTGCCATCATCCCATGCTCTGGCACATCTTCGTGGTACTCATAGAAGGCATCAAGAGCCTCCATCATCGCCGCACCGCTCGGTTGTGGGCGGTATTCCCGCAGCGCCGCATTCTCAGCACATACATCGCTCAGCTTCGCCGCCAGCGCCGCGCACTTTTCTTCCAGTTCAGCAACATGGCAACGTGCGTCAGCGTCGTTTGCTTCTGACGCCTTGAGTGCTGCCGACAGCGCATCACTACGCGCACTCTGCACGTCCAGCGCCGATGCAAGCTCGGTCAGCAAATTAGCCACGCTACGCATGTCTACCGCGCCGCAGTCAGCTTTTAACTCAGACGCCAGTTCATGACCGGCGCGTACCAGTTGTTTTGATTTAGTAGTCATGCCTGCACTCTCCCGTAAAACGCTAAAACCCGTTGCATTGCGTCGCTGCTGCGACACTGTTCGAATATGATGTTTACCCCGCTATCACAGTGAGCCTTACTCGCTATGGAGGCCTTTTCGCTGCGCTCCTGTCTGGTTTTTTCGAACCATGCCAGGTAAGCTATCTGGTTGCGGAAATAGCCGAATTTCGGTTTGCAGTAGGCCTTACCGCTGGATACCAGTTCATTCAGCAGTTGCTTTGCCAGATTCCGGCTGATGCCCAGGTCGCGAACAATGTCAGCTACGCGGCTGCGGTCATGGGATGCGACATACTGGCTAACCAGTTGCTTGTTACGGTCTGTCATCACAGAATCCTCCCGTTAGCTTTACGGCGCTGGTATTCGGCCATCAGGATTTCGGCAGGAGTCGGTCCCTGCTGGGTCTTGGGTGCAGCGATAGCGCGGCGAATCGGAGGAACAGGTTTGCCCTCGCCTTTGCGCTTTTCCCACATAGCCAGTTGGTCGTGCGCTTCACGCGCCAGTTCTTTTTCGCTCAGTTGCCCGTCGGTGCTGCGGCGCCGCAGTTCCAGGCAAATGTGATACATGACAGGCTGTGACCACGGGAATTCCTCGCTGCATGCGTAGCGGAAAACGTCTTTGCGCCATTGCCAGTATTCTTTCAGCACGTCATCGCCAGTGATCCCAAAACTGCATGCGCCTTCGCGGCACCAGGCGACAAACTGACCCGGAGACGGCAAAAACGGTTTTTCCTGCTGGCGGGCAATGCGCATACCTGCGTCAACCTGGGCAAGACTGGTGATCCCGTTTTCCGCAAATGCCAGCAGCCACTGGCGACGGAATTCGTCGATATCCGCCTGGGTTTTAAAAACGGACATGCTGGCCGGGAACGCGGCACGCAGCTGGCGAAACAATGCGTTGAATACCTCGGCGGCATGCTCCTGGCGTGACGCAGACCCCTGGTCCGGCATACCCAGCGCAATGCGACGCATTTCCTGGCGATCAAGATTGCGCATCTCAGTACCAATATTTTTCATGGCAGCAGACCCTCCACCCAGTCGGTGTTGTCGAAATTCAGCTCAGCAGCGCCTGTCTTAGCGACACTTCCCTTTCGGGAACGTTTGGCAGTCAGGCGATCCCACTGCTTGCGAAGGCCGGATGGGCTCATGATGTTCTCACCCCAGAAATCGTCTTTGCTCGCCCATTTCAGCAGGTCGCAGATTTCGTAATGCGTGCGGTGGTCCTGTACGCGCATCAGGCGGATTGTGTTGGCCCATTCAGCCCACTTCGGTTCGGACAGGCTGGCGTTGACCGTCAGCAGCTGTGAGTAAATCCAGCGAGCTGCTTTCAGGTCGTCAGCGGTACCCCATGACTTCCCTGACGGGGTGTAAATTCCGTCAGCAGCTTCAGGGTGACGAGAGAGAAATTTTTCAGTGGCGTCGTTACGGGATTCGACAGAATTCCGAAACGTAGATCTTTTAATGTTTTTATTCTTGTTATTACCTTCTTGTTCATGTTGTGCGGTTGTTTGTGCGGCTCCATGTGCGCCATCATGTGCGGCTACCACCTTCAAACCCGCGCCGTTACTGGCTTCGTCATGTGCGGCTCCATGTGCGCCATCATGTGCGGCTCCATGTGCGGGTAAATTGTCCATTTTTTGAGCATATTCGGCATAATTTGTGATGGTTATCACACGACCTTTTTGCTTCTCACCATCGATAGAAATCATCTCTTCACGGACAAAAACCTGAAGCATGCGCTCTACCTGATCGCGACTCGCCGGATTCCCTTTTCGGTCGCAAAGCTGAAGGCCTAAATCAGCCGCAGTCACAACCAGTTGACCGGGTTGCAGATGCCACTCATGACCCTTAAACGAGGCTGTAAACGGCTTTCTGGCGGCACCAAGAAGCAGGTTTTCCCAAAGGGTGCGAAGATAAACATCCTTCGCCCAGGGCTGCTTGAGGATGCTCCGGTACAACGGGATGTAACCAGATTTCTGGTTGTCCATCCTGTTGCTCCTGAATTGGTCCGGCGGGTTGCCGGGGAACTTAAGAATTTCTGCGGTGTTCATGACTCACTCTCCCAGCCAGCGTCGTTCAGAAATGCGCGGTAATCTTCCAGAATGGCGCGGGCTTCTTCCGGCAGGTCGATACCGTCATGATCGGAAATGAGCTGGATAAACTGGCGGGCTTTTAGGGCGCTGAACTGCGGTAACGCGGCGCTACGGGTTAGTTTTGACTTACCTGAAGCCTTAACCTTATCCATCTGGCGAACGGCTACAGAAGCCGCCTGAGCGCCATGCTCGCGTGATAAAGCGACAGCGGTAGTCGGCGATACTTCTCCGGCGCGAACCATCTCGATCAGCCCGTCACCACAGGTCAGAAGTTGCAGGTGGTGATCCACGTCAGAAAGAGACCGTTTAACCTTTTTCGCAATCTCTGCTGGCTCCCACCCCTGATTAATCAGGCGCTGATAGGCTGCTGCACGTTCGAGCGCCGTCAGGGGTTTTCCCTGGCTACTCGTGACCATGAACGCGATACGATCGGCTTCAGTACCAATGAAGTCCTTGCACTCAAGGCGAGGGATTTCGGTACCGGATTGCTGAGCGGCCAGCGCGCCGTAATAGCGGTGATGCCCGTCAACAATCCTGACGCCCTGCTCGGTAACCTGAACAGCCAGGGGCGGGATTAGTTCGCCTGCGATAAACGCATCGCGAAACTCGATCACATGCTCCTGGTCGATTTCACGCACGTTAAAGCCAGGCTCCACATACAACTCAGCTAACGGCACCAGAAACGTCTTGCGTGTCGTGGTGTCAGACCCGTTCTTTTCCTTCTGGTTGTACAACTGGGAAAGTGTTGTCATAATTATTCCTGTGAATTGATCCAGTTAATTCGCACTGAAAGCCGTTGGTGTTCGTGCACCGCGGCTTTCGCCTTTTCTGTGATAACCATTCAGTCCCATCCCAGCGGTTCAGGCCGCACCCGTTCAGCTTTCATCCCCATTTCCGCCAGTGTTTCCATGGCGAAGAGATAATCACGGCGAACCAGAACAGCTTCTGGGGGTGCAAGCTGAATACCCAGCGCGTTCAGGAACCGACAAAACTGCTCAATATGGCACCCCTTACCTTTCCATCTGCTGATTGTTGATTCATCCAGCTCACTGGCCTCTGCAACAGGCCGCTGACCGATCAGTGCAAGGCGGTTGAGAATCAAACTTTCCATTTCAACCGGCCTGATAACTGGCGGCTCTAACTTGCGTGAAATTGAGCTCTCCATCTGCGAAAGTCCTCGTTGTGTTGTGCCGCCGGGTTAGGCGGCGTGGTTAATGTGATTTGGCGTGAATATCGCCATACAGAAGCCAGTACGGGTCGCATTTAAGTACCCTGGCCAACTCAATCAAAAAACGGGGGCGCTTAGTCACTCCGGCTTCAATGGCCTGAAGAGACTGCTGTTTCATACCAACAAGTTCAGCTAACTGAGCTTGGGATAGATTCATTTCCTCTCGTTTTTGTTTGAGGCGGTTTGAAATTGTTTCCATATTACCTCCACAGTTTTATCTGTATTCTCTGACAGTTATTTCTGTTTGTCAAATACAGTTTTAACTGTGACTATCAAGGCATACCAAGAGAGGGATTTATGAGCCTTGCAGATCGCGTAAAACAAAAACGAATTGATTTAGGGCTAACCCAGACAGAAGCCGCAGAGTTGGCCGGGATACGACAGCAGTCCTGGCAAAGCATTGAAGATGGGAAAACGCTAAAGCCACGTAATATCATTGGGATAGCCAAGGCGCTTAAATGCGATCCAGAATGGCTAATGAACGGCGGTGCATTCATGCCGCTGGCAGAGGTGAACAGCAGGAGAGTTCCGTTGATTAGCTATGTACAGGCAGGAGCCTTGGCAGAGAAAAGTCCTATCGAAGCTTTTGATGGAAGCCTCGAATACATCCTTACAGACCTTGATATCTCTGAGTTCTCATTCGCGTTGCGCATTGAGGGAGACTCTATGGAGCCGGATTTCAAGGCTGGCGATGTTATTATCGTTGATCCAGAAGTTGAGCCAACGCCTGGTGAGTTCGTTGTAGCTAAGAATGGCGGCGAGCAAGCTACTTTCAAAAAGTATCGTCCGACATACACTGACATGAAAGGGTGTCAGCACTTTGAATTGGTACCGCTTAATGACGACTACCCAGTTATAAATAGTGAAAATCAACCTCTAACAATCATCGGTGTGATGATTGAACACCGCATTTACCGAAGAAAACGCTAACCCCGCCACACAACAATGAAACCGACTTACGTCGGTTTTTTTTCGCCTGAATAAAAATAAATCATCAACAAATACAGTTATTTATGTCAAATGACAAACCAAATACAGTTTTGTCTGTTGACGTAATTACAGTTTTATCTGTATTCTTACCTCATCAGCAAACAGTGGTCTTCGTGGTGGTGAATCTGCAGCCGCGCCGACGGCAACCAGAAGATCAGCGTCTGGCGCCACCGACGAAGACCATTCAATGCGCGGAGTAATCAGCAATGTTCCGCCAGCCTGGCGATAAAGGCAGAGGATGAGATGGAAGTTACCCACAACAACAAGCAGTACAAAGCTGTCCCTATAGCTAACGGTAGTTTGTGGCGCCTGACGTCAGTGGAGCGCCCGCGTGAATCAGTCGTCCTGAATCGCGAGCAGATGATCATCGCTGGCCTGGGCCATGTAGTCGAATCGCAGGTTTCTGACCTTAACAAGGTGCGCGCCGCCCAGAACAAAATCGTTATTGCCCTGTTCCTGGAAGATGAGCGCATGTGGAAAGAGGCGGTTGAACAGTACCGCCAGGCATCCGGGAGGACTCTTCATTGATGGGAACCTTATTCGCTTTAGTCCTGACCGTAGCGACAACCAGCGGTGAATATCAGGACATGGTGCTGGGCGTATACGAAAGCCAGCAGTTATGTGAAGCAGCTTCGACCGAGCAGCAGGTGGCTGGCGAGTGCTGGCCGGTTGAAGGGATTGTCCGTAACGGAGAAATCCCGGCTGAACAGGTAGCGAAGTTCTAACGCCCCACTTCGGGCAAAACCAAATTACCGACACTGGCAGATCACACATTGCCGGGATGTCCACAAACCAAATATGGGAGATAGCGAATGGCATATCTCACGCAAGACCGAATTGAAGATGCAGCCTGGGCTAACCATTACGCCCAAGTTGCTCGCGAAGAAGAAGAGTCCGAACTGGCTGATGAGTTCGAAGCTAAATTCCGTTTTAGCTATTTCCGCGAAATGTTCGCTGGCTCCAGCGCCGACAACAAGGCGATCACCGAACTGTTGAATGACGATTCATTCCAGGAAAAGGCCAATGAATTTCTGCGCTATGCAGCCGAGGAACTGGCGGCAAAGCAGGTTGATATCAACATAGAGTTACGGAGGGCGTAATGGCCTTATTTCAACGGGCAACTAACACCCAGGCCTATCTTAAAGCGGGTGTAATGGGTTTCGCTGGAGACGGGAAGACATTCACCGCCAGTGAATTAGCCATCGGCCTTGTTCTTCTGATGCGCCAGCGCGGTATTCCAGCCGGGGACAAACCAGTAATGTTCCTTGATACCGAAACCGGGTCAGACTGGGTTAAGCCACGTTTTGACGCTGAAAACATCGAACTTTTCACCGCTAAAACCCGCTCATTCGTCGATCTACTTGTTGCTGTTAATGAAGCAGAGTGCAATGGCTCGGTAATGATCATCGACTCTATCAGTCATTTCTGGACAGGGCTGTGCGATGAGTATGCAACGCGACGTAACCGTAAGCGCGGTCTTGAATTCTCAGACTGGGCATGGCTGAAAGGAGAGTGGCGCAAATTCACTGATCGATTTGTTAACAGCCAGGCTCACATCATCATGTGTGGCCGCGCTGGTTACGAATATGACTTTTTCGAAGGAGATGACGGCAAGAAACAACTCGCCAAAACCGGAATCAAGATGAAAGCGGAAACCGAGACAGGTTACGAGCCATCCATCCTCATCCGGATGGAAAAACAGATGAACATCGATACCGGGCAGGTTTGGCGAAATGCACGAATCCTGAAAGACCGATCAACCCGAATTGACGGAATGGTATTCAGCAATCCGACATTCAAAAATTTCCTTCCGCATATTGAGTTTTTGAACCTTGGAGGGATGCATCTGGGTGTGGACACATCGCGTGACAACGGTGAGTTATTTGCCGCTGACGGCATACCTGCGTGGCAAAAGGAGAAGCGCTCCAAAGAAATAGCCCTTGATGAAATCGTTGAATTGCTAACCAAACATCATGGCGGATCAACCAATGACGCCAAGCGCGCCAAAGCCGATTTGCTGGAAAAGGTATTTCTATCCCGTTCCTGGGAGCGAATTAAGGGCATGGACTGGCAAACCATCAAAGCTGGTCGCAACGCGCTGTGGCTTGAACTGGAAGGTGTTGAGTATGCCTTTCCCGATCCTCAATCAATAACTGAGCATCCAGTTCAGGAGGGAGAGGAGGATATACCTCAATGAAAACACCATACGACAACATTGTTGTTGGTACAGCAAAGCTGACTTACTCAGTTCAGCATCGCGGATGGATGACACCTGCCGGAACGGTAATTAGAAACCCGCTAAAGGCCCAGCGCTGCGCTGAAGCGATGAACGATGCGTTCAAGGGCGTGAGATTTAAGGTGGTTGCACTATGACTGACTATAGCGGTTCAACAACGCCAGCCTCAGAACGCGACCTGTGGTTTACCCCGGCAGAAATTTTCACCGCGCTGCACCTTGAATTTTCCTTCCAGCTCGATGCGGCGGCTGACAGCGTTAACGCAAAGTGTGCCAGCTTCCTGACTGAACAGGACAACGCCCTGATCTGCGACTGGATTAGCGATGGCGCTGTCTGGGTTAACCCGCCCTATTCCGATATCTCTCCGTGGGTTGAGAAGGCGGAAGAACAGTGCCGCCGTCAGGGTCAGCCCGTGGTGATGCTGGTTCCGGCAGACGTATCAACTGGATGGTTCAGCCGGGCGATGGATAGCGTCGATGAAATTCGCCTTGTGACCGGCGGGCGCATCCAGTTTCGTCCGGTAAGTCGCGAAGGTAAGCGCAACTCTAACCCAAAGGGATCGATGTTTTTAATCTGGCGTCCGTTTATCAGGCCTCGCGGGATGTTCACCACAATCGCCAAATCAGAACTGGTGCGGATCGGTGCGGAGTTCCTGGAAGAGGAGTGTGCAGCATGACGCCAGAACAGGAAAACGCAGTACGCGCTCAGGCCCGCAAATGCACCGAAGAGGTACGCAAGGCGATGAGCGCCAGGCCGAAACCAAAATGGGACACCGTGGTTAAGCCGATCCTCAAAAAACATCACCAGAAAATAGCGCCGCTGGGCGTGGGGCTGGTCGAGTTTATCAGCGTCATTGGGCGCATGAATGGGCGTTACGGGGTGGAATCGTAATGGCTGCTTACTACAACGAAATCGACCCATTCGCCGCACAGTGGCTGCGAAATTTAATCGCCGGCGGTCACATCGCGCCGGGTGAAGTTGATGAACGGAGTATTGAAGATGTCACACCTGACGACTTACGCGGATTCACCCAGTGCCACTTTTTCGCCGGGATCGGCGTGTGGTCTCATTCCCTCCGTCTCGCCGGATGGCCCGACGATAAACCAGTCTGGACAGGCTCCTGCCCGTGCCAGCCTTTCAGCGCGGCAGGCAAAGGCGATGGGTTTGCTGACGAGCGGCACTTATGGCCCGCTTTCTTCCACCTCATCAGCGAGTGCCGACCTCAGCATGTCTTTGGCGAACAGGTTGCAGCAGGTAACGCAAACGCATGGTTCGACCTTGTACAAACAGACCTGGAAGGAATGGACTACGCCTTTGGGCTTGTGCCGTTTACGTCAGCGAGCATCGGTGCCCCGCACATCAGAGAGCGGGCCTACTGGGTGGCCGAGTCCGTTAGCGAGCAACGTCAAGAATTGCTATCAGGACTGGGAGAAAGTCATCGCCCGGAAAGAGGCTGGACGACAGCCAAATCTACAGGACTTTGCCGTACTGGCAGCATGGGTAACGCCAACGTCTCGCGACTGGAAGGACTCAGCAGGCATGACTGCGCAGCGGGACGGGAAGGACAGAGTGGATCAACTGCCGCGCCAGGCATTTATGACGGGATGGCCAACACCGCAAGTGAACTACATAACCAATGCGACAACTGTGCAAATGAGCGGGGATGGTCGGGAAACGCCGAACAAAATTGGCTGGGCGGCCAGTCTTTGCGGCCCCTTGAGGTTAACGGTTTTTGGCGAGATGCGGACTGGTTGTTATGTCGAGATGGCAAATGGCGTCCAGTTGAACCCGGCACATTCCCGCTGGTTGATGGGGCTGCCGCACGCCTGGGACGAGTCGAGTCCGGGGTGGCAAGAGTGGCAAGCAGCAACCGCGTCGGCAGGCTGAAGGGTTACGGCAATGCCATAAACGCACAGGCGGCTGCGGCATTCATTCAGGCTTATATGGTGTCGAGGGGGGTTTTATGTCAGCAAAACTGATTGGGGTTTTAAAAGAGGTGCCGGAATCGCAGTGGCCGCAAAAGCTCCACGACCCGAAACGCACCCATGTATGGGCCAACTCATATTTTCTGGTGCAGGAATTCCGGGAAGAGGAAGGCGTTATCCGCCTGTCCGTTAACACAACCGGTATGGGAATGAACGGGCGCTGGAAAGACGGAATAAGCTGGGATGCACTGCAGGAAATCAAAAACGCCGTTGGTTATGCAGACCGGGATGCGGTCGAGATTTTCCCGGCGGAATGTGACGTGGTGAACGTGGCGAATATGCGCCACCTGTGGATTTTACCTGAACCGTTGCCGTTCGCATGGCGCCGTGACAACTGAGAATGAATTATCAACGGCCCCGGCTGGGGCCAGTGGAGAGAATTATGGATCGTCTGCTGAACGTTAAACAGGTTTGCGGGATTTTGGATATGCACCGCGCGACCATTTATCGCAAAGTTAAGTCTGGCGAACTTGATCCGCCAAAGAAAATCGGTCGCTCAACAAAATGGCCGGAGTCCAGCATCAAAAAATATCTGGCTGGACTTAAGTCGTTATGA